TATTTTTCAATTTTATCAATATTCATTACTAATAATTTGAAGAGGAAAGTCCAAGTTGTTTAGAATATCTACCAAGATTACAAGACCAATATCCTGCGGTTGTTCTATCTGTTTTTTGAGAACACTTGCGGTTCTCTTTAACTATTAATATAGAATTACCAAAAGTTATTTTTTTAACTCCTTCAGTTTTACTCTTAGTATAAACTGCGAATTTCTTAGGATTTCTTGGAGTTTTACCTTCCGTTAAAATATCATCTTCTGTTTCGTAGATGTAAGGAGCATCTAAATAAACATATTCCTTACCAATTTTAACTTTAATACCTAAATCAGATTCAACCATCAATCTATCCTTTTTATTAAGGTCAATTTTTCCCTGATTAAATAACTCTCTAACTTCATTAACCAAATTAAAATAACCTTCAGAATAAAACATAAATGCATTTTCAGCTAAGGTCATTTCATTATCAATATGATATTGTAACGCGTTTGAAATTTTAACATTCTCTTTCAATATTAAAGATTTGTCTAACTGTTTCTCTAATGTTTCTTTAATTAATTCACGCAAATCCATGAGATTATTTTTTATATAAATAGTCTAATCTTTTTTAACTTTAATTTTCCAATAAATCCCGCCATTAATATACGGTGTGAATTCTCCTGATATTCCGTCTGTAGTTCTATTTGCAACTCCAACACCTACTTGATATAAATGGTCTTTTTTAGTTTTTAATATTAATCCCATCCCTAAAGAGTTAACCCAATCTTTTTGACTCCAAGAACCATCAACACCAATAAACATTTGATTTTTAATTGGTGGCAAAGGAGGAGCTGATTCTCTAACAATTTTTGGTTTAATCGATGCCGACCATTCTCTGGATATTATTTTATTTTGAGAGATACTATCAGACAAGTATAGAAATCCTTGATTATTATTCAACTTAATAGTGTCCATATTAATCATTTTAGCATAAAAATTTTTAAGAATTTCTGCGGTATCTACATGTACTAATGTTGGCACATAGATTGTAGTATCATGATAAATGTCACTACCTTGAATATATTCAGGGTATGAAATTGTAATGGTATCATGAACCGATTCTCCAGGGATTTCTTTAACCACTTCTTTAATCACTGTACGATTGTCTCCGTCTAAAAAAAGCACCGCAACAATTAAAGCAAGAATTATAAAATGTCTAATGTCTAATATTTTTTTCATAGTTTTACAGCATTAATCTTGAACCAATCAAGAAGTTATTAAGAATCGGTGTCTCTTTTTGAGTAGACGCCGAAACTTTATAGTTTAGGCTTAAACCAAATCGTTTACTGATTTTATAATCAAACGACGAACCAACTAAAAATCCAAATTGTCTATTAACTGTCGTTTCACCAGTTTTTGAATTCCAACTTAGTGGTGAATTCATAACAAATACTTGTGGAGATAAAACTATTTTTGGACTAACAGGGAATGGTTTAGTCCAAAACCCAACCACAGATGTTGAAAATGAAACATTAAAAATATCTCTCATCTCTCCTGTCTTTACATTAACCAACTCTTTATCTTGTAATAATAAAGTAATTGCACCTATATTATATCCATATGTTCCGTATTTTGGATTTGGTATAATGTGGGTATATCCAACAAGATTCATATAATTTCCGTCCAAATAAGCGGCAGTCATAGAATATGAATTAATAGATTCTAACTTACCATTTTTAAAATCCATTTTAGTATATCCACCACTTAACGCAAATTGTTTTAATGTACTCCAAATCATACCATTTGCACTCCAACTTTCATTACCCGCCATTGAAGCTTTACTAACACCAAATGACGCAATTACACTATACTTTAAATCAGGCCCTTGTGTTGTAGTTAAGTCCGATGCAAATAACATTGGGTTTGCACTAATCGCTTTCTTTTTTTCTTCTTTCTTTTTCTCGTCAGATTTTTTTTCTTCTTTCTTTTCTTCACTTTTACTCTCAGACTTACTTTCTGATTTGCTTTCTGAAGTTTCTCCTTTTGAATCTCCAGACCCACCCTCCGATGAGGATGATTCCCCAGAAGATGATGACGATTGGGAGGATGACGATGAAGATGAAGAGGAGGGTTGAGGTTGTGAGGATGCCGATGAGCTTGCGGCCGAACCAGCTGCGGAACTTGCTGCCGATGATGCGGCTGAAGAAGCTGCCGCACTTGCCGCTGCAGATACTGCCTGAGTCACTGTTGTTGCTACTGTTTGAGTTACTACTGTTGTTGATGGACATGGTGTTGCAAATATTGAATTAACCCATCTGTCTACTTCCCCACTTGCAAATTGAGAATATGTAAAAATTTTAGAGGTTCCTCTAATAATAACTAATACTCCTGTTGTAGATTGAATCGGTATTGATACGACATAGGTCTTTAAATCACAAGGGTCCAGGTAGGTTTGAGTTACTACCTGTCCTTGCGACCTGTGGGTGAGGAAAACCACAAATAAGATACTTAATAATATTTTTAGACCTTTCAATTATATTGTATCTTATTTGGTGTAAATTCCTTTTTTAATCATCCTATCTAAGATTCTAGCACAAGCAATATCAAGAGCTTTTTTAGTTGCAATTGATATTGTTGATTGATTGAATTTAACTGGGTCTACGGTTGCGTCTGATAATAAAGTTAGTTCTCTTGTTGTCTTTGCTTCACCTAATCCTGATGCTCCAAATACAACTCCTGTTTCTGCATTTGTGAATCTTACTTGTAAACCAATACGGGTAACCATTAAATTTTTAACCCCATTTTGTAAATTAACGGTTTCATCTTCGGACACAGAATAATCGTAACACTCAATTGTTACAAAGTATTGTGCCAAGTTAATTTTACCTCTACCGTCTAATTTATTCTCAGAAATTCCTGCTTGTGATGCTTGGAATTGCTTAACCATTCTATTCTTAATTTCTGTTTTATCTTCTGTGAATTTAAAACGATTAAGATTTTCAAGGTATTCCATTGAAATATTTGCAACCCCTAACCCAACTCTTTTTTCTTTAAGTTCAGGATACATCTCATACATTTCGTCTGAGATTCCCGCCTTTAATATTTGTATTGGTATTTGTGGTCCATCGTAATCCAAAAACCGACTAATATCTATTGCGGTCTCAAAAGATGCTTTATATTGTTCTGTCTGAGTTTTACCTATAGTTTGGCCATAGGAAGCCATTGAGACTAAAAGTCCCGCCATTAATAATATCTTTTTCATATGTTGATTAATATCTTTTAGGCCATCTCCAGTCTTTTTTTCTACTGTACAGACCTAATAATGTTCCTAACGTAAAGAACTGTATAATCCAAAGAGGTCCCATCCAATCTGTAGTTCTCATTTCGTTATCAAAATAGAACATAAATCCGATTAGATAGATGATTGATGAGCAAAACAAGATTACTTGTTCAAACTCTTGATAGAATTTTTTAATCATTATTTCTTACCCCCTTCATACCAAATATTATCAGGATTGTCCTTGAACGTTCCGTCTATTTTCCATTCTATCTCATTTACAATGTTTCTTATTCTTTCGTCTTGACTTGTGAATTGTAAATAAAGAAAAAATACTTGTGTTGATAATGCGAACGCAAGCCATACTCCGACAAATCCCAAGTATGATTTGAACATTACATCACCGATTTTTTGAAAGTTAATTTTTTTCATTTTTCCTCAATTTTTATTTTTATTTTACCATTTTGGAGCTTCTTCCTTGAATTCGTCTCCTTCTTTTTTCTTAGGTTTAGGTGCCACTGTTGCAGGTGCACTAGATTTTTCTTTAATGATTATTGTTTTTCCGCCACCCGCAGCTTGTTGTTGAGTTTGAGTGTTATTGATGTTAATCACAGGTGCCGCTTGTTGTGTTGCAGGTTTTTCTTCCTCTCCACCAATTAGTTTAGTTGTAACCACACCACCAGCACCTAATACGATAGTTGTGACCAATCCAATGATTGTTTTTTTAAGACCTGACCATGTACCGTCATTATGGTCTTGTGTTTCCTCTGACATAAAATTTGTTTTTTATTTTTAGTTTATTTTATTATAATTGGGTACTTCACCTCTTTACCATTAATGTCGATAAAGATAAAATCGTAGTCCTTTTTAGGTAATCCTGACAAGTCATAAGTTTTTTGAGTTGTCAATTCATTAGCAGTGAACCCGTCTTTTTTAACTGGTTCTTCACTTCCAAAAGGAACGATTTGTACCGAATATTTTGAACCAACAGTTGTTTCAAAAACTGCCGTTACAATGTTATTAGTTTGATTTATTGATTTAATTGCCGTTGACGTTGACTTAACTCCTAAGTCAATTGTTACAGGTTCAGGTAATTCTATTTTTGTACAACCCGCCAATACGATTAAGACTAATGCGATAATTGTTTTTTTCATTTTAAAAATTTTTATATCCTGTTAATTTTATTTGTGTGGTATTCAAGTTAATGCCTAATTGAGTTCCATTGGAACTACTAGCGTCCATTGTTGGAGAAACTTTAACAGATGTTAAAATATCAACACCACTTCCTATTGTTGAAAACTTTAATTTGAATGGTGTTAAATTTCCCTTAATTGAAATTTTATTATTTTGGTCAATTGCTCCGAATTTAACTTTACCTTCTTTTGAATTAACAAAAATGTACCAAGAATTTGGAACCTCTGATTTTAGTTCTTCAAATTTGATTTTTGAATTGTCATAATTAAATTCAAATTGTAATCCTCCCACACTATTTCCATTTGTATTAAGTGTTATAGGTATTTCAACGTTATTTGACGTTACAGTTACATTAGATAGATTAATATCGATAGATGAAATTTCATTTGGTGTATTAATAAATGATGTTGATTGTGTTGCCATAGTTCTAAATGCGGTATTAGTCATTAAACTATTTACAGCATTTGTTTGAATAGTACTTGTACCATTTATACTAGTTACAACTTGTGAAGAATGTGAACGATTTACATCTCCCCATAAAAGGTATTTTAAATCAACAATTTCATTTGTTCCTAATACACCTGTTTTAACATATGTTCTAGGATATGTAATATCTTTCCAATTTGCGGATGTTACTGAACCCCATGAATTAGAAGGATTTGTATTAAATGTAAATTCAGCTTTAATACCATAATCGTTATTACCTGAACTTCTTATGTAAGGGGTAAATGTTGAAGTTGACACTGTTGTAAAGCTTGATGGTACTTTGTAGAAAGCCCAGTTAGCATCTTTACTAACAAATTCAACAGGTCCTGAATACAAGTCAAATAATTGTAAACTTTTAATATCTTCAGGTAATATATTTAACCCGTTAAATTCTCTCAAATCAATATATACTCTTGACTGACCTGAACCATATCCGTCAACATTAACAACACACCATTCAACTTGACCTGCGACACTTGTTGCGTCTGTTGTTCTCCAAGTAGGTAAACTCATATAACCATTACTGCCCATAACATATCCTGTTGGTACAGTTACAAGTGTGTCTAATCCAACAACCTGAGCCAATAATCTTGGTAGGTCTCCTCCATCTATGATTTTATTTCTGTTTATGTCGGCCGCGTATAAAGATTGACCCGTTTTTAAAATTTGACCGTTACTACCATCTAATCCCATTGATGTAAATTCACCTTGTGCTGTAGTAAAATCTGATATTGTGATTGCTCCGTTATATATCGCATTTGTTTTATCTATGTTGTGCATTACAGTCACTTCATAAATTTTATTTTCAGATAATAATGATTGATTAATATCTACATTACCATTAGATAAAACATTGAATAATTGTCCAGTATTACTAACAGTATCTCTAAAAGAAACTTTAACATCTGATATTGCAAGTAAATTAGAACTAATATCAACTTTAGCGGTTAAAAGTTTGCCTGTATTTTGGTTCATTATAACCTCAGTTGATAATGGGGTGTCCATAAATGTTGCAACTCCGATACCTTGAGCGTTCCATCCAGCAACAAAGTTTAATTTAACAGGATTAAACGAATTTGATGTTGACGCAGCCTTTAATCTAAACCTTACAATTAACATTCTATCATAAGATGTGTATGGCATTGATGAAGTTGTTGCCCAAGTTATTGTAGCCCTAAGAATTGCATTAGACCCAGTAGGGTTATATACGTAAGTTGCGTTAGCCGTATATCTTTGAGTGCCGTTTGTGTAAGTACTATTTCCCCCATAAGAATAATTCGGGTAATTCTGCCATGATAGTTGTATATTAGAACCTGATGGAAGTATTCCTCCGTTTCCACCTGTACCTGTATGGTTAATTGAAACTACCTCAAAGTTTGTTTGGTCATATTGGAAATCAAACATTAACTGCCTTGTAACCGCATCACTATTACCATTTGCATGGACTATAACATCAAATTGGTCTCCTCTATCAATAACTCCACCGTTAATATCGGTAAGAACTCTTGTGTCAGGGAACTTAAATTTAATTTGACTAAATGATGTTAAGGACAATAGTAAAAGTCCTATTGTTAAAAGTTTTTTCATTTTATTTTATTTCAAATAATTTATTTACCAATTTGTTACTAGATTTTTTTAACGCATTACTTAATGATTGCTGGTTAAAATTACCACCATTATCAATCGCCAATGTTGACATTGATATTTCTGAAGATTCCTCTTCAACAATAACTTCTTTGATTTTTTTACCGTCGTGTTTTAAAATTCCTTTAAGTCGGATTACAACGGATTCTGCGTCCTTGTGAAAAACAGAAAGATTTGATTTGGTTTTTAATACATCTAAATAAATGATGTCAATTGTAACTTTATCCTTTGATTCTGGATTAAGTTCAAAATCTTTCTCTTGTAAAAATTCTTCTACTACGTTTTTTACACCAAACTCAAGGTTACGGTTACCCGCAAGGTTTCCTATTTGAATCTTGTTAGAAACAGATTCAACCCATATTTCTTTTGTTTGGTGTAAATTGTTTGACGATAGAGTGAGCATTCCGCACACTACTAGTAGTAGAAGTTTGTTCATTTTAATTAGTATCTTGGTATCTATAAATACTAACTAACTGCCTATTTATTACTAAAGATTTAAAATTATGTCGGTCCTTAATGAAGAATTAGATAAAATATTGTCGGTAATGAAAATAGTTTCAGAGCAGGAAGATTCAAATGAACAAATGAATGTTAATTTGAAAAAAACTGTGGAAGTATTAAAATATCTTAGATTATATTCTAAAAATATTGAAAAAATGTTGGTGGAAATCAGCGTCATGGGTACATCTCAAATTATAGATTTTCATTTATTAGAAAGAGGTCTTAAAACAGTATTACTTAAAAAAGGAGATAAAAAGAAAAACGTTGAAGAATATTTTAATAAAATTATTTCATCATTAAAATTAAGAGATAAATCAGGATATGGTCCTGATTCAGATGATGATTATGGATTTGAAGTTGAGGAACCTTCTATTGTACCTAAAAAGGTATATAGAAAAGAAATATTTGAATTACAAGTAGAGCTATTAAAAATGCAAGAATGGTTGAAAGAATCAAATAGAACCGTAATTATCGTGTTTGAAGGTAGAGATTCTGCGGGTAAAGGAAGTACAATTAAAAAATTTACAGAAAATCTTAATCCAAGATATTATAATATTATCGCATTAGGAGTCCCAACTCCTGAAGATAGACAAGATTGGTGGAACAGATATAAAAAAGAAATTAAACCAGGAATGATTAATCTATTTGACAGAAGTTGGTATAATAGAGGTTTAGTTGAGCCAGTAATGGGGTATGGTAGTCCTGAAGAATATGAAGATTTTATGAAGAATGTAGAAGGATTTGAAATGGATTTGGTTAAAGAAGGAGATTACCTTTTTAAATTATGGTTTTCAATTGACAAAGGAACACAAAAAAGAAGATTTGATATTAGACAACAATCTCCATTAAAATATTGGAAATATTCGCCAAACGATTCTAAAATGCAAGATTTATGGGATAGATTTACAGAATTTAAAGAAAAACTATTCGATAAAACTTCTACAATTAATCACCCATGGGTTATTGTTGACGCTGAAGACAAAAGAGTTTCAGGTTTAAACGCAATTAGATATATTCTACAAAATTTACCTTATAAAGGTAAAGACGAGAAGGTTTTAGACAAATCTTACCCTGAAGCATTAGCAGTTTTAAGACCAAAATCATAATAAATTAAGCAATCTTTTAATTAAAAAGTATTTATAGTAATAAACTTAAATTACTATGATACTAAAAATTGGCTCTTCAGGAGAAGACGTAAAAAAACTCCAATCAAAATTAGGTTTGAACGCTGATGGCGTATTTGGACCAGGAACTGAAACTGCCGTTAAAAAATGGCAAATAGATAATGATTTAGCCGCTGACGGAATTGTTGGTGAAGGAACTTGGGGTAAAATGTTCCCACAACAATTAATTACCGAACCAGCTCCTGTTAAATCATCAACTCCATCAGGTAGTGGATTTAAATTAGAGAATCTAAAAGGTCACATACCTGATTCAGTAATTGCTCAAATTCCTGATACCGCTAAAAAGTTTAACATAACAACACCATTAAGATTAGCACACTTTTTAGCTCAGTGTGGACACGAATCAGGTGGTTTTAAAGCAGTACAGGAAAATTTAAACTATTCTGCAACTGGTCTTAAAGGTACTTTTTCAAAATACTTTAAAGAGGCTGGTTTGGCGGAATCATATCAAAGAAATCCACAAAAAATTGCAAGTCGAGTTTATGGTGGAAGAATGGGTAATGGTCCTGAGTCTACTGGAGATGGATATAAATTCCGTGGAAGAGGTTACATTCAATTAACAGGAAAAGACAATTATACAAACTTTGCCAAATTTATCGGTGAAGACACAATTGCTAATCCTGATTTAGTTGCAACAAAATATCCATTAGCATCAGCAGCGTTTTTTTTCGATTCAAATAAACTTTGGTCTATTTGTGATAAAGGGGCTGATGTCGCAACAGTAACTGCTGTAACTAAAAGAGTTAATGGTGGAACTATAGGCTTACCTGATAGAATTAAGCACTTCCAAGAATATTATCATTTACTATCATAATTTTGTAATTAATAGAATTAATACTATTTTTGAAAAAGAAATTATGTTAATAAAAGCGAGTATTGCAAAAGCAATTTATGATTTTGAGTGGGTTTTAAGAGTATTAGAATCTTCAAGAGACGAAAGTCATATGGACTGTACATTGAAGTGCTTTTATTTGTGGGAAAAAAAATATTCTAGTTCAAAAGAAAAAAAATTAATCATAAAATTAAAAAGTAATTTTTGGGTTTTATTTAAAAATAAAAACATACATGTCAGACCATATATCATATAATAGTGAATTTTTACCAAGTATAACCATCTTTGTTGTTTTTTCAGACGACCCACAGTACGAACAACTTAAACCATTATTTGAAGAATATGGGTATGGGTTTATGGTTCCAAATAAAAATATAATTTTAATTGATGGGGAAATTCTTTTGGAAAATGGGAATACTGAGGATTTGTTAAAATTCATAGAAGCTCATGAAATTGCACATGTTATTTTAAATCATGATGGCCCAAGAGATGAAGATGAAGAATTAGATGCTGATTTAGGTGCGTATTTATTACTATCCCGAAATAATAACATAAGAGCAATAAAACCTTTATTAAAACATTTTAAAGAACGTCATGGTATTAAATTTGATGAAAAATTATTAGATAGAGTAAAAAAACACTTTCCAGACTAGCTCAAACTTGACTTTTTTAAACTAATATCATATTTATTTGTACACATCGCTCCACAAGGAGTGTTCTCATATATCCCTTTTCCAAAAGACCCGCGAAATTTATTTTGTCGGGTCTTATTTTTTTATTATATTTGTAGAAATATTTAGAAAAATGGAACCAGAGAAAGACATATTTGACGAGTGGGATGAGGACAGACTTAAATCCCCATGGATTGTAAGAAAATTAGAATTTATTCCATTATGGTGGAATCATGAAGGTAGGTATCTACATAGAAACGTTTGGACAGGGATAAAGAATATTTGGTATTGGTTACCAATTATTTGGAAAGACAGAAATTGGGACTCTCACTACATCTTTGAGATTATGATGCATAAACTCAAAGCTCAATCAAAATATATTGGAGGTAGAGGTATTCATTTACGTGCTGAAAGAGATGCTGAAGTTATGATGACATGTGTCAAATTGATGAAATTTATTCAAGATGACTTTTATAGCTCAGAGTACTCAGATTATCATAAAACAAAACATTGGTTTGAAGATGTACCAGGAAAAGAAGGTTATAGCTCTTGGGAGTCTAGACTTTTAGAAGAAAACTTTGACGATTATTTTAAGAAATACCCTCTAATTTACAAGAAAGTCCTAAATGGAGAAGGTATGTTTAAAAGAAAAGGTCGTGAAGATGATAAACAGGTTATTGCGATGAATATTGCTCATATTAATCATGACAGAGCAAGAAAGTTACTATTCAAGTTAATGGAAGAAAATATTGAACGTTGGTGGGATTAATAAAATTTAAAAATTATGTGGAAAGTTTATCTATTAATGGTTATTGTAGTCGGAATTATTTCGTATCTTTGGGTTCGAGGAATTGACTACATGAAAGAAAATCATCCTGACTATAAGGGGGATGACTTATTTGGAAAATTTGAAGAAGACGATAAAGACAATATATTATGAAAATAACATTCATCAGCGACACGCACAACAAACACAACCACCTTACAAGTAAGGGGATGGGAAATATATTGGGTAGTGGAGACGTTTTAGTTCACGCTGGTGATTGTACCAGTATGGGTAAGAGTCATGAAATTACAAAATTCTTGAATTGGTTTGGTATGACCGATTTTAAACATAAAATCTTTATTGCTGGTAACCACGATTTTGGTTTTGAGATGCATACTGACATTGCTGAAGAATTCAAAGAAAAAGGTATCATCTATCTTTTTGATAGTGAAGTTGTAATTGATGGTGTGAAGTTCTACGGTAGTCCTTGGCAACCTGAATTCTACGATTGGGCATTCAACCTACCAAGAGGAGAAAAACTTGCTGAGAAGTGGGCTAAAATCCCTGGTAATACCGATATCTTAATCACTCACGGTCCTGCTCACGGAATGTTAGATTGGACTATGTCAGGACAAAGAGTTGGTTGTGAAGATTTGTTTCACAGAATTATGGAAGTTCAACCAAAAATTCATGTTTGTGGACATATCCATTGTGCTTACGGTCAAAAAACCTTTAATGGTGTTGAATTCTTAAATGCATCTGTTCTTGATGAAAGATATGATTATGCAAACAAACCAATTGTTATAGATTTTGATATTGAAACAAAAGAAATTAATTATCCATGAAAAATAAGATAAACGATGGCCATTATTTAGAATTAATGGATAGATTACATGTACAAACATGTATGATAGATGACCACTTAGTAAGTCATCCATTAACAAAAAAAATAAAAAAGGCTAAAAAACTTATTGATAGTGCGGTAATGTCTTTAGCTGAAGCATATCAAATTGTAGGTAATGAATCTTATAAAAAAATAAAGAAAAATGATTAAAATTTATTTAGATGATGTAAGAACTCCTGTGGATAAAGATTGGATTATCGTAAGAGATTACGAACAATTTGTATCTAAAATTCAAGACATTGGATTGGAAAACATTGAGTTAATTTCTTTGGACCATGACTTGGGGGACACTGCAATGTCTGAATGGCATAAAAATGTTTATCACAACTATACTTTAAATTACGATAACATTTTAGAAAAAACAGGAATGGATTGCACCAAGTGGTTAGTAGAACAATGGTTAGATGGAAAACCTGTGGTAGATGTGGTAGTTCATTCTGCAAATGCAATTGGAAGTGCTAACATGATGGGATATATTAACAATTATCGACACATAAATAGATTACCTCAAAATTGTGTTAGAGTGAGAATAGAACATACCGTATAATAAAAGGTGGAGAAATCCACCTTTTTTGGTATTTATTAATATGGGTGCAGAACAAAGTCAATTTTCAAGATTACCAAAAAAACAATTAGTATTTATTTCTGAAAAGTTAGTCGACCAAGAATTTCCTATCGGGAACCCTTATGATGGTTTTGAAAGTGCTTATATTACTTTACAAGAAGTTTCAAGATATTTTAGTATTGAAGCCGTTCAAGAAGATGTTGAATTTTTTGCAAAATTTTTAGAA